TTCTTTCTTTGATGTAAAGAAAGCAAGACCAATGCCAATGTACTCTGTACCTGGCTTAATCGATCATTTCTAATTATGGGAATGTTCGATGGAATAATATCCTCCATAGGTGACGTAGCCAAAACAGGCTTTTCGTCACTTACTGGAGGACTTATTGGAGGAGTTGGCTCTTATTTAGGCCAACAATCTGCTAATCAAGCGAATGCTGATATAGCAAGACAACAAATGCAATTTCAAGAGCAACAGCGATCAACCTCATATCAAACAGCAGTAGAAGATATGAAAAAAGCAGGCTTAAATCCTATGCTTGCTTATCAACAAGGAGGCGCTGGAAATCAACCAGGCGCATCCGCACAAATGCAAAATGCCATCGGTGCTGGAATACATTCAGCATCCGAAGGTATTAGTAAATACCAACAATTAAAAAATTTAGCGAGTCAAGAAGAATTACTTGGATCGCAAATAGATGATACAAATGCAGCTGCAGCTTTAAAAAGAGCAACTGCTATAACTGAAGCGTATAGGCCTGGTTTAACCCAGGCTCAAACAAATCAAATCTTGGAACAAGCCGGGCTGACAAAAGCCCAAACTAGATATACAACAGCAACATCAGCATTAGCTGAAAAAGGTCGAGGATTAAGTACCGATCCTTGGTATATCAATAAACTTGAGGACGTAGTTAAAAATATAGGTCCTCAAAGAATTAAAGAATATATTTATTCAATAGGAAAATAATGAAAAAACTACCGTTTTTACGTACACCATATAACTACGATACAGATGCTGCGTCAAATGAGTCAGGGTTGCATTGTGAGGATGCTTCCTTGACTCAGCAGCATTTTAAAGACGAATGTGATATTAACAATATCCTTCGTCAATTCAATGTAACGGGTATATTGCCCGAAAACGCGTTATCGCCGCGCTACGGCGATTTTACAGGCGTTGTGGATTATCACTCTGCTTTAAATCAAGTAATCGCTGCAGAGGACGAATTTATGTCCTTGCCAGCCGAATTAAGGGCTAGGTTTCAAAACGATCCAGCCCAATTAATCGCATTTTTAGAAAATGCGGAAAATAAAAACGAGGCAATTGAATTAGGCCTCGTTAATAAACCTGCGGAAATGCCGCAAGTCGTTGAATTACCGCAGGAAAAGACGGTTGATTAGACCGTCAGCACAGTTACCTTACTAGATGTAACTGTGCTAGGTGACACCAAACCACAAAAAGGAAAAAATATGTACACACGTAGATATCACGTAAATAAAAAGAAATCAGCTAAAACCTTTCGTGCTCATAGCCGAAAGACTAAATCACCAAATATGAGATCAGCCCCCCAGCGTGGAGGCTGGAGGTTCTAATAAAACCCCCAGGCACCTCACATGCCTTGCTATCATCCATTAAGCGCATATCAATGCGCAGACGGTTCCATTGTCTTTCAGGAAAGACGATGGTTTAATACCGTCAAAACACTATCTTTACCCTGTGGCCAATGTATTGGCTGCAGGTTAGAAAGATCAAGACAATGGGCCATGCGTTGTATGCATGAAGCCCAATTACATGAGAAAAACTGTTTCATAACACTCACATATGACAATACACATCTCCCAAGCGATGGCAGCTTACATTACAAAGACTTTCAATTGTTCATTAAGCGACTTCGAAAAAAATTCGGAAACACTAGAATCCGCTATTACATGGCTGGAGAATATGGCGAAAATTTCGGCAGACCTCACTTCCATGCCTGTATCTTTGGACACGACTTTTATGATAAAAAACTATGGAAAAGGTCTCCCTCTGGTTCTATGCTTTATAGATCCGCAGACCTTGAAATACTCTGGCCATTTGGTTATTCCTCCATTGGAGACGTTAACTTTGAATCAGCTGCCTATGTTGCACGCTATATTATGAAAAAAGTAACCGGACATAACTCAAAACAACATTACACAGAAATAGACGAAGAAACGGGAGAAATTACTACACGTAAACCCGAATTTAACAAAATGTCATTAAAGCCTGGAATAGGCTATGAATGGTATAAAAAATACAAAACAGACGTATATCCACATGATTACGTCATTATTAAAGGAAAAAAGGTAAAACCACCTAAGTTTTATGATAAAAAATATAAAACGGACAATCCATATGAATTTGACGAAATACTTTACAAAAGAGAAATAAACGGTAAACTAAATAGCGAAGATAATACTTTGGAAAGACTAATAGTCAAAGAAAAAGTCCAAAATGCTAAACTTCAAAAACTTAAACGTAACCTCACTTAGGAATCCTCATGAAATTAACATTATGTTCAGTAAAAGACCGCGCAGCCGATGCTTATGGTCGACCAATGTTCGTACCATCAGTAGGCGTAGCAATCAGGAGCTTCAGCGATGAAATCAATCGTAGCGATACTGATAATCAGTTATATAACCATCCAGACGACTTCGACTTGTATGAATTCGGAGAATTCGACGATAACACTGGAATATTTGAGTTGCACGAACAACCAAAATTACTTAGTCTGGGTAAACAAGTAAAAATACAAAACTAACCGTAAAGAAATGGAAACATTTCTTACGGAATAAAACAAGGAAGCCAAAATGCACCGCAATCGTTCAGTAGACATACATCAGTTCACAATGATTCCAAAAGCGGATATTCCGCGATCAAAATTTGACTGTCAAAGTACACACAAAACAACATTCGATGCAGGCTACCTTGTACCAGTCTACGTAGACGAAGTTCTACCAGGAGACACATTTAATCTTAATATGACAGCGTTTGCCCGAATGGCAACGCCAATATATCCAGTAATGGATAACTTACATTTAGAATCATTTTTCTTTTTTGTACCAAATCGATTGATTTGGGATAACTGGCAAAAGTTTATGGGTGAACAAAATAACCCAGGGGACTCAATATCTTATGTAGTCCCACAACAGGTGTCACCTGCGAACGGATATGCAATCGGTTCGCTGCAGGACTATATGGGTCTACCAACAGTAGGACAAGTCACTGCAACAAAAACAGTAAGTCATTGCGCTTTTTGGCCTCGTGCTTACAATTTAATTTATAACGAATGGTTCCGAGACGAAAACCTTCAAAACTCAGTAGTAGTAGATAAGGGCGATGGCCCTGATACTGTAGCAAATTACACATTATTAAGACGTGGAAAACGAAAAGATTATTTTACGTCAGCATTACCTTGGCCACAAAAAGGCGCAGCCGTATCATTACCATTAGGTACTTCCGCAACTGTTAAATCGACAGGAACATCACCAGAATTTTTAGGTGTAACTGGTGGAGCGTATGCTGACCCTGATATGTATATTAATAGTAGTAAATATTTAAGTATTTGGGACACTACTGGTGGTACTCAAAATATTAAGGTTAAATTTGGTAATGACACAGGACTATATGCCGACTTATCATCTGCAACAGCAGCAACAATTAACCAATTAAGACAATCATTTCAAATACAAAAATTACTCGAAAGGGACGCACGTGGAGGTACACGATATACTGAAATTATTCGTTCTCACTTTGGCGTCATCAGCCCTGACGCTCGCTTACAGCGTCCTGAGTATTTGGGTGGTGGTTCAACTAATATCAACATCAGTCCAATTGCGCAGACCTCTGGAACTAGTGCGTCCGGTACAACTACCCCTTTGGGTACACTTGCTTCTATGGGTACTGCCCTTGCTCACAATCATGGCTTTACTCAATCGTTCGTTGAACATGGCGTTATCATCGGTATAGTATCCATACGTGCAGACCTTACGTATCAACAAGGTTTACAAAAAATGTGGAGTCGTTCTACACGTTATGATTTTTATTTCCCAGCGTTTGCAACGCTTGGTGAACAATCTGTATTAAATCAAGAAATTTACGTAACTGGCGACACAACCGATACAGGAGTATTTGGATACCAAGAACGTTGGGCAGAATATAGATATTATCCATCACGTATTTCCAGTCTATTTAGAAGTACAGCGTCTGGAACAATTGATGGCTGGCATTTAGCTCAGAAATTTACTTCTGTTCCAACATTAAACGATACGTTTATTAAAGATACGCCACCAGTATCACGTGTAGTTGCAGTAGGCAACAGTGCAAACGGCCAACAATTTATCTTTGATTCTTTCTTTGATGTAAAGAAAGCAAGACCAATGCCAATGTACTCTGTACCTGGCTTAATCGATCATTTCTAATTATGGGAATGTTCGATGGAATAATA